GGACAAGCACGCCGTCAAGGACCAGAACGTCAACCAGCCTATCCGCCTCGCTTTCCGCCGTGGCGAAATTGAGGCTATCGAAGGTGCGCCCGTCAAGAACGTCCGAGAAATACCACTCACCCGTATTTCCGCGCAGCGCGATGAAATAGCCATCAACGTGACAGACTGCCGTAGTCCCCTCGGTATAAGGAACCGCCACCCTGACAAGGTTTGTCCCGTTGTAGCTGTAGAGCGTGCTGCCTGCCGTAACCAGAAGTTCCGTGTCGGAATTAGCCATGGACACAGGGTCGGTTCCGTCAATCGTTCCAACCGGATTGGCACCGCGATACAGCACACCACCCGAGACGGTGAAGCGGTCGCCATTGAACAGGCCGTCAACGGCAATAGAAGCCGACACAGGGCCGCCACCGACCGTCAATAGGGGAGATATGCCGCGCCGAGAAATGAGGTCCACGCGCGCTTGGTTCGTGGGCGTCGATTCCACAAACATATTCACCAGACGCAAGGGGGGCGTATTGCCCCGCTCCCGTTCATGGCTGGAGAGCGCGAAAGGTATCCGCATCAGTAATACAGCGCCGTGGCGGGGTCACGGTCCTCTAGGTTGCGCTGCTTGATATGCTGCAAGCCCCTGCGGGCGCGCTCATAGACCATTTCACCAATCTCAAGGCCGAATAGGTCCGCGACTGCTACGATAAGGTTGTTCTTTACCGCCCGCATGTAGTCGCGCGGGCAATAGATCACCGCGCCTTCGGACAAGGGGGACACAGAGCCAATATCAGCCCCGGAAATTCGCCATTCCGCCAGCATGTCCTCCAGACATTCCAGCGCGTGTTCCATCGACTTTGCAGCCGGGGTCACGCCAGCGCCATAGAGCTTGCGCAGGGCAAATTCACAAATGTCGCGGGCCGTCTCGCCTGCCGCATCGGAGGAAATGATCGGGAGATAGATGGTCTCAGTCAGCACCTCACCTTCGCTTGTGAAGGCCTCGGCAGCAAGAACCACCGTCTCCCCTGCCGTGCCGCCAGAAACGACGATGACAACGCTATCGCCAAGCGCCTCATAGCTTTGCACAAGGGCGGTGCCGCTGGTCTTGGTGACAGTAGCCGCCGCTACACTGTCATTGCCAGCCAGAGGCGGAACCCAGCTATAACGCACCGCGCTTGCGGGTGCCTTGGCTGCAAGTGTCAAGGTCACTGGACGGTCCCCTTGCTGGATTTGCGATGGATTTTGGCGCTAACCGAGCGGCGCACGCTGCGGATTAGCCCGCCGTAGCACTCGAAAACGGACGGATCGAAACGGTCAATGTCAAAGACGCCCCGGAAGTTCGGTCGCTCGTTCACAGCATTTCCCCGAACAGTTCCGCCGAAGCGTAATTGAACGTAGCGGCGTCGGTGCCGTTGTTGCGCTGCGTGTAGATGGTTATGGCGCTGTCCGCCGAGAGGTCGCGGGTTGCGCTTATGGCAGCAGAATAGGACTTGGTGGGCGTCTCAATCCGCATGAAACCGACCTGCGTTGCTGACGAGGTGGACGCGCTGATTTCCATTTCCAGTTTGAAAGCGCCCGCTGTAATCGCGTCTGTGATCGTGGCAGCGCCCACAAAGTTCCCGCCGACATAAACCCGCATGACGTAGTTTGCCGTATTGGTAATCGTGCCATAGGCCGTCACCCGCAGTTTGCCGCGCGAGGAACGCAGCGAATTGCCGGGTAGTGTGGCAAAAGTCGAAACGTGCAGCGCATAGACGCCAGACGATGACGCCGGTTGAGTGCTATCGGCCACGCTGGACCCAAGATGGACCACCGACCCAAGGTTCTGGACATTAGCAAGGGCGTAGTTCGCACTCACACCACCCGAAAAGAATTGCTGGTCAACCGTGTTGCCGGAGAATGTGGCCGAGTTGTTAACCACCGAGTTATCCCGGCAGACAAAGCCGACAACATTGTCTTTGAGGAGCGGCGCAAGCAAGCGGGCGCGGGTCAGGAGGTGGACGTAAACGCCTGCCGGTTGGTTTTCGATCAGGCAATACTGGATGTAACCATAGGAGACGCGGGAAGCGTCAACGCCCCGATTGCCGTTATTGACGATGTAGAGGCCGTCCGTGGAGAGAAATGCCCCTGTGCCGCTGTAAACGGTCGAAGCACCATACCCCAAGGTATAGCGGCAGCGATCCTGAACAACTATGCCGTTCACAACATTGCTGGCAATCTTGCCGTACTGCCATTGGACAACACCAGTGCCGATGAAGGCCGCGCCGCTGTCATTGTTCTGGCTCCAGACGTTAATCAGGTTAACGTCCCACTGCTGGCGATTGAACAGGATGCCGTAGCCGCCCGATGTCGTGAAGTTCTGAACCAGCAAATCACGCAGTTCGATGAACGCGCCGTTCGAGAAATAGAGGCCGTGAGCATAGGCCGAGCCGGTGCCGTCAATGATCGCAGTCGGCGTGCCGCGTGAAACGTCCGGCCCCTTGATGACAACCCGGTTAATGCTGTTCAGGTTCTCGTCAAAGATCGCATATCCGGTGTAAGTCCCCGCCGCCAGTTGGATGGTCCAGCTACCCTGCAAGATCGGGTTGCAGTAGTTCACCAGAGCATCAAAAGCCTTCTGGACGGTCGCCAGGGGCTGCGAGGCGGTCAGGCCGTCATTGGCGTTATCGCCGGAAGCCGAGAGATACAGCTTGTTAGACTGCGCCTTGGGGTCCAGCGTGAAGGTGTCTGTCCCGCGCAGGATAGCGCCGGGGCCAGCATGTCGGACGCTGTGAAGGTTCGCTATGCTGGCGGTCGAGAGATAGGTGCCATCAGGCCAGTAGAGCGGAACGCCGTTGGCATAGGCATAGGCTACAGCGTTGGCGATGGCCGTCTGGTCGCTGGTCACACCGTCGCCTACAGCGCCAAAGTCCTTGACACTCACCATGTCCTTAAGGCGCGCATCAACGGTGCGGGCGGTTGCGCCTGCGCCGGATTGCGTGAAGGTCAGGTCTGCCGCATCAAGCGTGAAGTCATGCGCCTCATCCCACTGGGTCGCACCGACACGCGCCGTTCCCAATTCAGAGGTTGTCGTGGCGTGGCGAATAATGCCCATTAGCGATTAGCCTTCCGCTTGCGCCGCACAGGCGCGCTTGTGGGGGTGGCTTCAACCTCAAGGGGAGCCGCTTCAAATTCCGGGTGAAGCTCGAAACGCCACGCTTGTTCGGGTGGAACCTCGGACGGCTCGCGCCCGGTAAATTCCACGCCGTTCAAGCTGATGGAGGTGCGGCCATGCGTGTATTGGCCAGTAAAGCGAAAACGCACGACCGCCCCCATTACTCGACCACGTAAAGGATGGTGAGGTACACGGTGCCAGCAGCGCCGGTTGCCGCGTTCGCCTGCGCAACGCCCGTAATGAGCGTCTTGCTGGTGTACTTGTAGCCCTGCCCCGTCACCGCAACCGCAGTGGACGAGGTGCCAGCCTGTCCAACGGTCGAGGCCGAAAACAGTCGGGTGGCACTGCCCGCGTCACCGATATTCAGGGTGAGCGAGGGGGACACGTTGGTGTCCATGTCAGTTGCTTCCAGCGTGGCCTGAAGGACGCGAGCGCCCGCAGGAAGGTAGAAGAACTGGAGCGCGTCAGTCGTAGAAGGTGCAGCCGTGCAGGCGATTTCAGCATAAGCGACCTTGACGCCGCCCGCTTCACCACCCGCAGACACACCCGTCTTCAAGCGAACATTGTCGCTAACGTATGTAGCCATTGGTTAAACTCCGAAAAAAAGGGGCCAGCCCAAAGGCCAGCCCCAATCAGGATCAATTCTCGGCTGCGATGGCCGAAGCAATCGTCGCGGTGCCGGTCGTGGCGAAGAAGCCAGTCACAACGCCGTGATCCTTGGTGTCGTCGGTGTCGCCAACGCCCGTGCCAAACATGACCTTGCGGACGCCGTAGATGCCGTCGATGGCAACGCCGTACTTGTCGCCATAGTCGAACTCTTCGGTGACAGTGCGCCAACGCTTCGCATAAGCGATTGCGAGAGCCTGAGCGCCGCAGAGATAGACCGGGGTGACTTCCGTGGTGCCGCCATTGCCGATGTTTTCGTAGATCGGCAGATTATCGACTTCCTTGACGATGCAGCCGTTCCAGAAGATGTCGCCGCCCTCAAACAGCTTCGCCGCTTCCATCTGGACAGCGGTTGCCGCCAGAACTTCGGTGTCGAGGCTGTCGCGAAGGTTCTTGAAGGCGTGCGGGTTGGCAAAAGCGACGTAGTACCGCTTGCCGTTGCCGGGGTCGCGCATCGGGCGAATCTTCGGGTTGGCCGTCTTGGCCTTCAGGATCATCGCATCCAGAGCGGTCACGTTGAACAGGTCAGCCGTGGTATCGAGGTTGGCAAGGTCAGCCGAAAGGTCGGTCAGACCCGGCGTCGAGGCACCGAACACAACGCGGTCAGCATTGTCCACCAGCCACGCATCACCGATGGCAGCGGTACGATCAACGAACTTGGTGCCGTTGAGCGAGCCGAGGGCTTCGATGACGAGATCGCGGGTGTCTTCAATCGACCAGTCAAGCAGGGTAGCGCGGGCAGCGTTACGCAGCGAGATAGCCGACTTCTGTTCCGACATTTCCGCAACGCGAACAGCGTTACGACGCTTATCGACATAGATACGCATGGAGCGCGAAGCCATGTCTTCTTCGTTGCCTTCCAGCGTCGAAGTGCCGGTGACCGCTGCATTGGTCAGGCGGTTGACAAGCGCGATGGTGATCGAGTCACCCGCCTTCTTGGTCAGGTCTTCCTTGACCTGAATAACCGCGTTTTCGTTGGTACCCATGAGCGACTTGAAGCCGCCATCATGAATGTATTCCTGGAAGAACTTGTCTTCCCACTGCTGGACAACAAGCCCAGTTGCCGGAGTAGTATCAGCCATTGTAAAAAATCCATCTTAGGGAAACCGGCGTCATCACGACGCGGGACCGGGGTTAGGTTAGCCGAGCAAATCCGACAGCGACTTGGGGCCAGCCCATGCGGGGCCGGTCCTTGAGCCTACGGAACGCTCAGTGGTTAGGGTTGGCGGGGCAGCCATCGGACGGGCAGGCGCTTGGCCCTGCAATTCCGCCATGATCTGTTCCCGCAAGCGGGCTTCCAGCGTTGCAACGTCCGTGGCGCCAAGTTCCCGCATGGTACGGGCGTTCTTGGCGATCTGGTACGCCTTGTTCCATGGATGCGGGTCTGACAGCGCCTGCTGGCGCAGTTCCGGGTTCTGTTCCGCCAAGGCTAGGAATTCCGCCTTCACTTCCTCAAAATCCGGGTTGGCCTGTCGTACCATCATTTCGGACATGTCGAGCTTTGCATTCAGCGTGGCCTGCTGGACCGCCTGAGTAACAACCTGACTGCCGAACTGCTGCTGCCAGCCTTCCTCATCCTCCCAGATGGAAGGCGGGGGGGCTGGCGGTTCCTGGGGTTGCTGGACTGCCTGAATCTGCCTTGTGAGGGCTTCCAGTTGTTCCTTGAGTGCCTTGTTTTCGTTCCTGACCGCCTTGAGCGGCTCGTAAACGTCCTGCGGCAGATGGTCAGGCGCGGAAGGCGGCTCCGCTTCTGGTTCAACGCCCTTTGTGCTGACAAATCGGCCATTCTCGTCGCGCTGCGGCCCTTCGGATGCTTCCTCCGGTGCAGGCTCGGCAGGAATTTCCTCCTGCGTTTCAGGCACGGCAACTTCTTCCGCTTCAACGTCGCCGTTGAGCAGGTCGTCAAGACTCCTGTCCATAGTTCCTCACAAAACGCCCTTAAAGATGGCGGCTCTTTCATTTACGCCCGGTCGGCGGCGGCCCGTTCCACGCTGTCGCAGCGTTGAAATTCAATCGGCTAGTTGCTCGATAGGTATGCGAATGGCCGAGATGGACCCGTCAAACTCCCGCAGGAGGACGCCAATCGCCCGGCCATCTTCGATCACTTCCACGCTTTCAAAGCGCGGCCAGCTTTGTTGCTCCGTCACGCGGCCAAGAGGATAAACTCATCCTCGTCCCTGAGGCGCTGCCAATAGGCTGCCTCCTGCCGCTCCAGTTCGACCATGCGCGCTACGACAGCGGCAACACCCGCCTCAAGCGCAACAATCGCCCTGTCGCGCTCGATCCGCGCCCTTGTGTCTTCCAGCGCCGCTGCAAGTTCCCTTGCCCGCTCTGTATACCCCGCCAGTTCAAGGGAAAGGGCGGCGACTTCCTTGGCGAGGCTTGGAGCCTGTATCGTGGCCGCAACTTCCAATGCCCTTGCCTGAGCCTGTTCGGCCTCAATTTCAAACTTGGGCTTGCGGCCACGAACCCGGCGTCCGTGGATATTCTGTGTCGGTGCAGTCTCGGAAGACAGTGTGCCGGTGGCGGCAAACGCAAATGACGCAGATCCGCTGATAAGGGTTGGCGGGTTGGTCGCATCGACCAGCGCACCGGATGGCGAAAAGATAAACGCCGACGCGCCAGAGAGCGAGCCGGTAGCAGCCAACCCACCTGACGGGCTGAAGGTTGCGCTGGAAGCCCCTGAGAGCGCCCCTGCGCCCTTGAGAATGCCAGCAGTCGTGAAGCTCGGTCCAGACGCCCCGGACAGGACGCCAGCACCCTTGAGAATGCCCGCCGTGGTAAATGCCGGGGCGCTGCTGCCAGACAAGGCACCAGACGCGCGGATAATGGCGGAAGTGGTGAATGTTAAACTTGAGGCACCCGACAAAGCACCGAAGGTGGATCCTGTTGCCGTGGTCGAGAAGGTAAGAGACGAGGCACCCGAAAGGATACCCGCGCCCTTTAATATGCCCGCAGTCGTGAACGCCGGGGCCGCGCTGCCCGCAAGCGCGCCAATCCCCTTGAGAACGCCTGTGGTCGAGAAGGTAAGCGTTGACGATCCAGAGATGGCACCGGCTGAAACCGTGCCGACCTCAAACGCCGGGTTTTCAAAGGCCGTTGTTTCAAATGCAGCGGCCATAGAAGTCTATCCCTTAGGTCCAGCTTCCGACGAACGTGACAGTGCTTTCACCGACCTTGCGAATGCGGAAATAGCTGCCCGCCTTCATTACCGCAGCCGAAGCCGTAACCAGCGTGATGGAAGGAATGATGGTTCCCGCCGTCGAGACGCGGAACATACCCGTCATGGTTGCGACCATGCCCGTACCCGTACCCGCCGTTACGGCAGATGCAGGCAATTGCTGCGTGACCGAAGCGGAACCGCCCTGCGCGCCAACCGCCAGGGGAGAGGTGTTGTCGATACCGCGTGCCGTCTGCCCCCAACGGTTGGTTACAGCCGTTCCAGCGCCCACCGGATCAAACGAGGCGTTGCCAGAGGTGGCGCTCATGCCTGTGAGATAGGCAAACCATTCAAACGTATAAACGCCGGTTGTCAGGGTAAGCCTGCCGTTGGTTGTGGTGTTGAATGCCTTCTGTTCCGTTGCGACGTTGGACAGCGTGTAATCTGCCGTCAACATCACCCATTCTTCAGCATAATCCTCAATCTTGTCGAAAATGGCGTTCTTGGTCGGGACTTGCAGCGATCCGTCCCAACCGGAGCCATAAGCCTCATCAGACACCACAAGCGAGGTCGCACTAGCCGCTCCGCTCACTTCCAGCTTGTAGGAACCGGAAGGGGAAACCCCGATGCCTACATTACCCGCGCCACTCGCAAAGAATGCATCGCCAGTGCTGCTGATCCTATGGCGTTCCGTCGCCGTGCCGTCATGGGCGAAGAACTGCAACCGGCATAGCCCGCTGGTATTGGTCGCCCTGCCGAACCTGTAATCCATCGTGGCCGTGGTAAGGGCGGGCGCGTTGAAATCCGCTATCGTGGCAACATCAGAGCCGCTCGTAGCGTTGAAAGACAAGCCGCCCGCCGCCACCACTGTCGTGATATTCGAGGTTCCGCCAGAACCCGCAATACCAAGGCCAGAACCACCACTTATGGTGACCGCGTGGCTTGGTGAGGCAGTCCCGACGCCTAGGCGGTTGTTGGTATCGTCCCAGAACAGATTGGCGTTGTCCTGCGAGTAAACGCCAGACGCGCCCGCAAAGACAACAGAGCCAGCAGTCATCACCGTTCCCGTGCCGGTGCCACCATTGGCCGGGTCCAGCGTGCCGGAAACGGAATGGCTTGCGTTCCAGTCGCTCGGTTGAATAAGGGTACTGTCCCCACCGTCTGCCTTGCCGGAGACTTTCGAGTGGGTAAGGGTAATCGCCATTAGTCGATATTCACATCAAGTTCGCCAATCGCGAACGACGGCGTGATACCGGCTGATACGGAAAGGGCAGCGGTCAAGGCACCCTTGAAGAACAGGTTGCCGGTGCCGGACGCGTCAGAACCAATGCCGAAATGCGTAATGCTGTTCGTTCCCGCCGTGCAGGCTCCGAACGTAACAGCCGCCGCATTCGAGACGTTAGCAGCCGATACCGTCCAGCCAGCGCCAGAACGGGCCACGGCTACACGCGCATAACCCGTATAGGTCGCCTCGCTGGTGGTTTGCGTGCCAGCCTCGCCGGGGTCGGCGGTGTGCAGCGAGATATAGAACGATCCCGCCGTGGTCGATCCGCGAAGGCCGGTCACATCACCGACATTGGCCGCATTGCTGTTGGCAAATATCAGGTTGAGTAGGGCCGTTTCAAAGGCGTTGGTTGCACTCATGCTGCATCCTCATAAACTTCACGGACCCCGATAATCAGGCCGTTCTCATCACGTACAGGAACCTTTGTCCGGGGCCGGTTCATCTCCAGCATGATCTGGGCAAGCTGCTCCATTGCCATGGTCTGGCGGGCCATTGCCTCTGCCGTCATCTGCTGGCTGTTCATTTCAGCATCGCGAGACGCCTTGACGCCGGTTTTTTCATCGACCTGTGCCTGCGTGTCGGCTTCCATCAGGCGCTTTTCACTTTCTAGAGCGACATCGACCCGCATCTGTGCGCGCTTAGCCTCTGCGTCGGCTTCAGCCTTGATCTTGGCTACCTCGATGTCAGACTGCGCCTTGATCTGCGCCTTCTGCAACTCGACTTCGCCTTCCATCTGCGCCCGCTGCTGTTCCAGCGCCATTTGCGCTTCCATCTGCTGGGCCATCTGTTCTTCCGGCGATGGGCCTTGCTGCCCCTGCGGCTCGAATATCTCCAACAGCTTTTCCTTGCCGCGCAGGCTGGACGCCTCCACCAGGAACTTGAGTACCTGAGGCGACTGACCCAACGGCCCAAGCGCCGGGATCATCTTGACCAGCGTGTCGAACTGCTCCGCCTGCACGGTCGGGGTATCAATGCCCTCGTCAATGACAATATCAACGTCCAACTCGGTGACGTTGTTCTCGACGCTAACGACCATCTGCGAGCGCGGGTCTTGTGCGGCCATTTGAAGCTGTTGGATCACCTCGGGCGGCTGCTGCTCCATGTTTTCCTTGGTGACGCCCATCTGCTTTGCCATCATCTGCAAGGCAGTCTGCGGGCGGTTCAAGCCGACAAAGCGCACATTCATGTCGTTATCGGTGACGCGAACCCAACGCTCCTCGTTCCAGTACTGCCGGATGCGCGCCCATACCGAGCGATAGACAGCCAGCGACAGAACACGGATGGTATCAAGGTAGGTCGTCAGTTCGACCATGCCGCCCTGTTGCTGCGCCAGAATGGCCTTGCCGGACTGCTGCTGCTCGTTCTTGCCAGCCAACGCCGCATTGGGGCCAAGAGCGTTCAGGACGTTCTTTTGCTCCATGGCGAACTGGAAGTTGGCCGCCGCCATGTCATTGGTGGGCAGAATCTCGACATCACCCGCTTCACCGACAAACACGCCGTCAGGGCGCGCCAGTTCCTTGCGTACGGTCTTGGGATCGGACGCCACAACAGGCGAGACACGCACTTGCCGCTGTGTAATCAGGTGGAGGAACTTACTTTCCGCCTTGTTGAGTGCGTCCTGCGGGCCAATCATGGTCCGCACTTCGCCATAGCGGTTGTTGTCGCGGTCTACATAGAGGCTAACCGCCTTGATCGGGCATTCCGGCTCACCGTCGCTATCAAGGTAGGGGCTATCAACCGGATCGGAGACAAAGCCTGCCTTGGTGAAGATGCAGAACTTCCACACCCCGCCTTCGCGGTAGTAATGCTCGCACACCCTGACGCGCTTGCGCTTGTAGTCGGCCCAAAGGTTCCACTTGGGCTTGTCGTCATACGTCTCGGTGTCGCGCGCGGACATCCACGTAGCTTCGAGTACGTCCTTAGCCTCGGGGAACTTGCGAACCGCATCATCCAGTTCCATCCATGCCACAACGCCCATGAATTGCGCGTCGGCAAAGTCAAACTCGCTGCTGTGCGGGTCGAAATAGAAACGGTCCCAAGTTATACGGCGAATGTCAGGATCGAACCCACCCTTGACCTTCTTGGAACCGACCATGACGGCAGCAGTGCCCTCAATCGCCAGTTCCTTGGCAGCCGACGAACGCTTGTCATCCCACCGGCTGTCATCACAGACATAGCGGATTGCGTCGGTCGCAGCGCGGCTTGCGTCCTCGTCATCGGGATTGCGCGGGAATGCCTTCGGGTCTTTGCGGGTCTGCTTCTCCATCCCCATCATCGCATTGACCTTGCGCTTGATGAAGTTGGAAATGTTGGTGGGCTGACCACGCGCGTTAAGCGCCGCGATTTCCTCTGCGGTTAACTGCTTCTCGTCGTAGTAGTCACGGTCACGCTCTGCCAGCAAACGGGCATCGCGGGTTGCGTCTTCCGCCGCCTCAAAAGCACGGACATAGACGGAAACGTCTTGTTCGGAGGTCATGCTATCTTCCAATTCATGCCCTCCTGCTCGCGTTCACGGTTCCAGCGGTCGCGCACCTTCGGGGCTTCCACTTGCGGCTTGTACCCAGAGCGGCGCAGTTCCTCTAAGGCGTAGCGCAGCGCATCAATGGTGTGGTTGTTCTTGTCTTCCAGCATCGGCAGTATCTCGCCGGTCTGTGGGTCGGTCTTGTAGCTGTAGAGCGTCAGTTCTTCCGCCACCTTCTTGCAGCGGGGATGAACCACGATGTCGAAGGACCGCAGGAACTCGATGCCATCCTCAATGGAGCCTTGGCCTTTGATCGCCCCTGTGATCCTGTAGCCCTGCCGCTTCATGTAGCTAACCGTTTCGGGTCGGCTGCTATCAGCGCGGATAACGAACTTCCGGCTGCCCGGTATCTTGTCGAACAGCGCCGGGGTCTTGTCGATCTCGCAACCGACCTCCCAAGCCTCTGCGTCAACGTAAAGCGTGCGGCCTGCGATATGGCAGCGAACCAAGACGGTCGGGTCAACCGCAAAGCCCCAGTCCGCGCCAAAGCGGTGAACCGCATCTGCCGGGGCCGTGAACTCCTCAACCTTCCAGTTGCGGAAGACGCGGGCCTCACTGTTTAGGCTGTAATGGCCTTCCCAGACGTGCAGGAACTTGTCAGGGTCGCGCCGCCTGTCATCCTCTAGGTCTGCCATCAACTCAGCGGGCAGGAACGGGTTGTGGTTCCAGTTAACCTCAATGACCACCGCATCAGTCGGCGGGTTCTCGCCACGCAGCAGAACGTCAACCGGATCGGTCGGCTTGTTAGGGTTCCATGAGAACCACAATTCACTTCCCGGCTTGCGGATGGTCGGGCGCAAAAGGTCAAGGCTGCGCTGGCTTAGGCTTTGCGCTTCCTCGACCCATGCAACGTCAAAACCCTCCAGCGACTTGATTGAGTCCGCTGTGTGGTTCTGCATGCCTTGAAACATGATGACGCCACCACCTGGCGTCTTGATCTCGGCCTCCAGCACCTCGAACATATGCGATACGCCAAGAGCCTTAATCTTGTCCTCGACCAGCAGTTTGACCGAGTTTTTTAGCGACTTCTGCACTTCACGAACGCAAGCAGCGCGAAACCCCCTCGTCGTTGCCGCACGGACCACCAGCATCTCAGCAAAGTTATGCGACTTACCGGAACCGCGCCCGCCCCATGCGCCCTTATAGCGCGAGGGCATCCACAACGGGCGGAAGACACCCGCAGGCTGGAGCAGTCGCCTAGTCGAGGAACTTGATGTCGAAGCCGGTAAAGGCGATTGGGTTGTCTCCCTCGTCTCCACCAACATGTTTCACCTTGTCGCTATACTTGCCGTAAAGCTTGCCTGCCGCCCACTTGTAGGCGTCAATGCGGACCCGCTTATCAGTCGGGTCGATCAATTCGCTTTCAGCAGTGGAGATGACCTTGTTTGCCAGCAACTCAGCGCGGACAGCTTTCGCGCGCGCGTAGTTCTCGCATTTCTCACTATCAACCAGCCAACGGTAAACGGTCGAAGGCGCGGGCATGTCTGCCTCTGCGCAAATGTCCTCTACAGTCCGGCCTTCGCACATTGCGTCATAGACCTTGGAGAGAATGGCGTCCTTATCGTATGCCATCAGGCCAAGGCTTCTAAGTAGCGTTCGAGCGCGGCTACATCTTGGGGCTTGTTGGCGTCGTAGACATTGACTGCGTTCTCATCAGCCCGGCGGTATTGGCTGTCCCGCTTGCCGGTGTATTCTGTGTGACAGCTAATACCAGCGCGGCGGACCTTGGCTGCAAGCGCGATGGCGACTGGCCCCTTACCGATAATGCCGACTGTTGCTAGACAGCCCATAGGGCGCGGTTCGTATACCATCACTCTAGCCCCTCGAAATGATTGTAATACGCAAGCCAGTCATCCAACCGGCCCGCAATCGTGAAGTCGTGACACTCGTCTAGCAGCCATTCGGTTGCGGGCATGGTCCATTGCTTGCCGGTGGCCCATTCAAAGACGGTGGCGGTGCGCTCGTATCTCTCGGCCTTGAGGGCTAGCAGATCATCAAGCGCGGTCATCGCCTATACGCCATGCCAGCAATCGCGCCGAACAAGAACACCACAAGCCCGGTGGGCGTGCCGCTAATGGCGAGGTATCCGCCTATGCCTATGCTGGTCAGCAACAGGCGCATGGCAGACCCCGCAAATTATTTTCACCTCAGTGCATTTTTCCGCTTGACCATACCGGGGCCATTGGCCCTACAAGAGGGCATCAGCAAGGGACACTGTCCCGCCAACCAGGAGACTGAACATGATCGAAGTAATCATCCCCGCTAACACCGCCGCCATCGAAGAAGGTGACTTCCACGCCGGGATTCGCATCTACGGTCTCGAATACGCTTGCAGCTATGTTGCCGGTGAATATCGCGTCCGTAACGTCAGCGGCATCAATTACAGCAGCAACCGCCCAGCTTGGCAGATTAAGAAGAACGCAGCAGCGGCTCGTGAGTGGCTCGAAGCTGAAGTTGCCAAGCTTGGCGCGGCGTTCCTTGAAGCCCACAACCGCCTTTACAAACTGGACCGCGCAGCATGAACGGGAACGAAGTCAAAGCAATAAGGGAACGGGCGGGTCTATCACAGGCCCGCCTTGCTACTGCACTCCGTATTGAAGATGTCCGCAGCGTCAGGCGATGGGAACTAGGCGAACGTGCGGTTAGCGGCCCCGCGTCCATCCTGCTCGAAATGCTCGACGCTGGCGAACTGCCGGAACGCTACCTGTAATTTTGCCGACCCGCGCAACACGCTGCATCGCCCCATCTATGTTGAGCGTCGTTTGCATCAGCGGTGGGGATCGGCGGGCGCTGGAAAGGGAGGAAAACAGCGCCGGGAAAAGCGACCCCGGAAGTGTGCTTCACTACTCACCTGATCAGGGTTTTCGCATCGAGAGGCATCCGGGGTCTTGTAACAATGGCGGCAACCGGGAACTCCCAATCCAAACCGCCATCAAGCCTGATGCGCGAACGCAGAGCAGGAACCTGAAACGCAAAAAGGTGGCTGCGCCTGACGCAATACCACCTATTGACCATGAGGGGTACTATGGGCGCGGTCTATTGTCAAGCGATGCGTTCACGGCTTGCGATAATATCCGCCACAAAGCACACAATC